CTGAGGTGAATTTTGCTGAAGCAGTAATCCAAACTCTTGTCGATTATGGTATTTCTGAAATTGATGCAGCAACCGATATCTTTAAGATACGAGCTATTGCTCGTGTTCATGCCTGGGAAGTAGCTCTTGCGACGGTTGCCAGCGACTACAATTTCGCAGATGGCGGGGCGAGATTTGATCGGGGGCAAATGCACGATCATATCATCAAGATGCGTGATGCTGCATTGTTCGCTGCCATACCGTATCTGTCAGATTACCAGGTGCGGGCAGAAGGAATCTCTCACACTCAAGATCCATATGTCTTTCAGGAAATCTGATGAGAACAATGACGTCTGAAGAGATGGCACGAATGCGGGTTGAGAGCGGAGAATCGATGTTTGATACCTGTAATATCTTGACTTGGTCTGCCGGTACTCCAGATAATTATAATACTCCTATCAGTTCCTTTACGCCTGCGGCAGAAGACATTGCTTGCTCGTACGATCCGCGATCTTCTTCAGAGCGAAGAGGATCTGATCTAACCAAAGTGATGTACGACGCTACTGTCAGATTGCCTCTTGGAATTGTAGTCGATGAGATGGACAAGATTCAAATCATTTCCAGATTTGGAGACGAGTTAGATGAACCAATAGAATATGGATTAAATGGACCGCCATTGATCAGACCTACATATCTATTGGCTTTCTTATTGGAGGTTCGGCATTGAGCGAAGTTACCGGTCTTGGAGAACTTCAACGAAATTTCACGCGATTGCGTGAAGCTGTACCAGCCTCTGAGCTCTCTGACATCATGGCAGGCATCGTCTTTGATATCTCACAGACGCTCGTACCCGTTGATACGGGCGACCTGCGGGATAGCGGTGAAATCGCTCAAGAAGGCGACGCTTTCGTTGTTCAGTACCTTGCGGATCATGCCGCACACGTGGAATTTGGAACGTCAAGAATGGCAGCGCAGCCATTTTTGCGACCAGCAATGGCAAGAGCAGAAGAAATTGTGAAAGCCGTTGAAGAGAAAGCAAAAGAAGAAATAGGTCTCTAATGGAACTCTATGTAATTGATGCTCTTAGTGACGTAGTTCCTCTTTATCCACTTGTTTTACCGCAAGGGGCGACGTTGCCATCTGCGACATTTCAGCGGATTACTTCTAATTTTGCGTACTCTCATGACGGAGATAGCAATCTCGTATTTCCGCTCACTCAAATCAGTATCTATGCTTTAACAATGCAAGAAGTTCGAGACATCGCCGATAGTATCCGTGCTGTTCTTAGCGGGGTGCGGGATGGCGATTTTGTAACGTTCGTTGAAAACCTGGTTGACGGTATAGAACCTGAAACAGGATATTATAAAACGATTCTGACAATATCAGGATCGCACAAAGATGTAGTAGAGACTAGTTTTTAGGAGAAAGTATCATGTCTGACGAAATGGCTGCTTTTGGAACACTTTTAGGTCATGGAGCTGGTGGACCTCCATTGACGTACACCCCCATCGCTTCCGTACGGGATATTGACGGACCTGGTTTGAAGCTGAACGATGCTGAAGTGACGCATCATCAATCGCCTGGTGGATACGAGCAGTTCGTAGGTACTACGATTACCCCTGGCGAGATCACTTTTCAGATCGGGTATGTGCCGACGGATACTACGCAAACAGATCTCGTTGAGTACATCGACAATCGCACCATTGAGCCTTTCCAGCTTCTCTTTCCTGATGATTCGTACTGGAATTTCGACGCTCTCGTAACTGGCTTCAAGCCGAAAGCTCCTGTGAAGGGCGATCTTACTGCTGAAGTCAAAATGAAAGTCACTGGGCGACCGGAATTCGTACCCGCATCGTCATTCTAATTGGAGGCGTTTATGTCCGGGAAATATCTTACTCGAGATGAGATCCTTGAAGTCAACGATCTTTTGATAGAAGAAGTTGACGTTCCTGAATGGGGTGGAATGGTCTTAGTTCGTGGCCTCACCGGAACTGATCGCGATCGGCTGGAAGCATCTGCTGTAACTCAGAATGGCAATAATCTTGCTCTGAATCTAAACAATATACGAGCAAAATTGGTGTCTATGAGCGTTGTCAATGAAGATGGTAAGCGTTTATTCACTGACTCGGATATAAAAGATCTCGGTCGTAAAAATGCTGCTGCGCTTGAACGTGTCTATGATGTAGCGCAACGCTTATCTGGTATGGGAAAAGCAGATGTTAGCGAACTCGCAAAAAACTTGTTCGGGACCCCAGACGACGTTTCTATTTCCGCTTAGCCCGCGATCTTGGATGGCCGAGCGTCGCTTGGGGTCTCGCACATATCAGTTCAGCAGAGCTATATGAATGGCAGGCTTTCTACGTCTTAGAGCCAGAAGGTGCGAATGAGGAATGGCTACGAACTGGCATGATTGCTGCGGTGATCGCTAACGTCAATCGCGATTCAGATAAACGTAGCGATCCATTTTCGCCCCTTGATTTTATACCAGATTATGATGCCCAGGTCAAAGAGTCGGAAAAACCGAAGCAGAAAAGTTGGAAAGCGATTCAGCAAAAGGTGAAGCAATGGAACAAAGTTCTTCAAGGTAAAGTGAAGAAATGAGCATCATTGGTACACTTGTCGTAAAACTTCTGGCAGATGTTGCGGATTACCAGAAGAATATGGATGATGCCAGCAGTAAAGCTGACGCTATCGGGAAGAAACTTTCTACCGTTGGCGGTAGTCTTACTAAAGGCGTGACCTTACCCATCATTGGCATGGGGGCTGCGGCTATCCTTGCTACGTCTGATTGGGTCGGTGGTCTCGATCAAATTATGGATGCTACTGGTTTGACAGAAGCGCAGACCGCAGGTCTCCTCGTAGCGATGCAAAAATACGGTCTTGGTAGCGAAGATGCTGCAAAGAGTATGACTATTTTCGCGAAAGGCATGACCGATGTTAACGGTGAATTGGGTCCTGCCGGAAAACAATTAGAAGCTCTTGGCGTCAACATTTTTGATGCCAGCGGAAATATTCGCCCGATGAATGAGCTCATTCAAGAAGCTGCTGACGTTCTTGGTCCAATGGCTGATGGAATCATCAAGACAGAGGCAGAGACAACCTTATTTGGCAGAAGCGGTGCGGAGTTAGGCGATGTTTTGAAAGAATTATCCAAAGATGGTTGGGAGAAGAATACCAAAGATGCAGAAGGATATGGCCTGGTTTTAGGTGGAGATGCGCTGACGAACAGTATTGAATTCGGTAAGAATACTGCGGGTATGAAATTGCAGTTGCAAGGAATGGGCGTGTCATTAGGTACAACGCTGATGCCTCTTCTTACCACGCTGATGGGCTATCTAAAACAAGGAATGGATTGGTTCAGTCAGTTGTCGCCTTCTATTAAGACCACGATTCTCGTAGTGCTCGGATTAGCCGCAGCAATCGGTCCATTATTGCTCGTTCTCGGTACATTAATTCCTGTCATTGGAACTGTTGCTGCATTCTTGGCAGGACCTTTGGTCGCTGCTGCAGCTCCAGTGATCGGTGTCATTCTTGCTATCATAGCCGTCGTTGGAATTATAATCTATCTTTGGAGAGTTATGTTTCCAAAGGCGGTAGAATTCTGGAAAGATGTATTCGACAAAGCAGACAAGTGGTTTAGAACTACGTGGAACGATCTCAAAATATGGTGGGAAAATCTGCTATCTAACATCAGCACATTTTTCAAAGATTTGTGGGAAGATATTCGTACGTGGTGGAAAGATTTGATAGAAGATATCAATACGTTCTTTTCAGATACGTGGACTAACCTCAAGACAACCTTTTTCACGTTGCTCGGTGATATTGACACGAAGATCCGAGCAGTTTGGAATGCGATTAATACGTGGTGGACTGGCTTGATAGAAACTATTCGTTCATACTTCTGGGGAAGATGGGATACTCTTAAGACCAATTTTTTCACACTTCTCACAGAAATTGATACAAAATTTCGTGGAGTTTGGAATGCGGCTAAGACATGGTGGGATGGACTGATTGAGGGCATTCGTACAACCTTCTGGGAGAAGTGGAATACGCTCAAAACAGATTTCTTCACGATGCTTGCGGATATTGATACGAAGTTTAGAACTATCTGGAGTGGAATCAGAGATTTCTTTGGCGACATCAAAGATACAATTGTCGGTTGGATACAAGACTTAATCAAGTGGTTCGAAGATCTTTTTGATTGGTTCACCTGGTGGGATAATACTGGTGGTACTGAGAAAGATAAAACTTCTCTTGGAGCCAGATTATCCGCAGTAGGGCTTGCGACCGCAGCTCCTACGTCAACCGTGAACTACAATTACTTTCTTCAAGGACGCTATGCTCATTACGAAACTGAAGAGAGCGTAGTGTCTAAACTTAAAACGCTCAATCTGTTGAGAACATGACATGCTAAGTGTAATCATCGGAACTGCGGAATATAGTTTAGATGACGGAACGCTCTGTCGTCTTGTTGGATATGACGGATTCGGTATTCCACCGGCAACTAGAATATCCAGTCGCGGTCCATTACAGCATGGAGATACTGATGAAGGATTTCGGCTTGATCCAAGATTGGCGAAATTGATATTCGCTCTTGAGACGACTGAACTTGACGTAATGTATGAACGTCGTCAAACAATATGCGATCTGTTCAGTCCAATTCATGACTCAATTTTGAAATTTGATCTTAGTTACGGTGTACGATATCTTGATTGTCATTATTACGACGATGCTTCTTTAGAGTGGAGCGTCAAAAATTGGGCAGCTCCTAGATTTGCTTTGACGGTCAAAGCATCTGATCCGACGTTATACGATCCTGAAAGGAAAGTAGAAATTTTTGGAATTGGAGCATCTGGTGCTGGTTTCACGTTGCCGATGCCTCTGCCCTTCGCTGTTGGCATCACTGCATTAGACGAATTGCATACTATCTTTTATCCCGGAACATGGCTTTCTTATCCTGAGATTCAAATCTATGGACCGATCACAGATTTGCTCATAGAGAACACGGATACTGGAGATAAGTTAGATTTTACCGGAATCACCATAATCGAGGATGATTATTACATTATCGACACTCGATACGGATATAAAACTGTAGTAGATCAAGATGGAGTAAACAAAATTGCTGATCTTACGGAAGATAGCGATCTTGCTACATTCGCTATCGATTACAAGAGACCGGATGAATCGTTCAGAGAAAATACGTTCAGAGCGACCGGCTCTGCTATCAATAGCGAAACCCGTATCTTCTTTAGATATTATGAGCGATACATAGGAGTTTGAAATGGCTGAGCAATCAGGATTCTGGACAACAAGCGGCGTTGGAGATGGACCTGGTGGTGGTTATTCCATGCAGAGATTGTACGATTTCTTTCGCAAGATGTTCATTGGAGATCAAGAAGCAACAGAAGGCGTGCTGCTTCGCGAAGCTAACGCCTTGTTGGTTCAAGGTGCGGCATCTCCGTTGACTGTGAAATCTGGGTCTGCGATTGTACATGGTTTCTTTTATGAAAACTCATCTGATCTATCATTGGCTGTATCAACTCCAGCTGCTACTACTGGTGGTCACGTGATATTGCGGGCGAATTGGACTGCTCAAACAGTTAGGGCATTCGCCGTTTTGAATACTTCAGGTGTTACTGACCCTCCTGCATTGACACAGACTGCTGGTGTCACCTGGGAAATTCGTTTGGCAACGTTCACAATTACGAATGCAGGTGTCATTACGCTCACAGATGCAAGAGCTTATGCGCAGTATTCATCTGAGATCGCTACTGTGATGATCAATAACGATGCAATAGACGACACGAAGCTTAGAAATAGTGCTGCACTTTCCGTTATTGGTAGAGCCAGTAACTCTACAGGAAACCCTGCTGATATCGCTGCGGCGAGTGATGCGCAGGTCTTGCGGAGGGCTGGAACTGCTCTAGGTTTTGGAACTGTAGTGACTGCGGGTATCGCAGATCTAGCGGTTACTTCGGGCAAATTGGCCGATGGTGCTGTTGTAGAAGACAAAATCGGTGCTGTTGCTGTAACCACAGCCAAAATCGGTACGTCTCAAGTAACAACCGCTAAAATAGCAGATGGTAATGTCACTGAAGATAAATTAGGGACTGGTGCTGCAACTGTAAACAAAATTGGAGCACTTGCTGTCACATCCGCTAAACTTGCTGCCGATTCTGTCATAGCAGGGAAAATAGCAGATGGAGCCGTAGACGTGACTGCTTCCCTTGCAAATGACATTGTAGATGATACGAAAGTTGGAAATCGTGTTCCACAATTTTATCGCCGTCAGGGTGGAAGCGCTACTGATTGGAGCACTCCTGGAGTTACCGACAGAACCCCTGGTGCGGTACGAATGCAAGGTGGCGTCTTTGCAATTTCAGCAGATGACTCTGAGATAGTTACATTTCCTATTGCATTCAGCTATCCTCCTTTACTTCTCTTATCTGAAAGTAGTGCTGTTCCACAGCATAGTTGGATTCTATCCTCTATTTCAGCATCAGCGTTTGCTGTCAGTAATCCTGACGCTGTATACGCAATCGAACTTAATTGGTTAGCGATAGGACCCGAATGACCTCCGAGTATAAACTTCGCATCAAAACTCCATTGTCCTGGACAGTGACTGTTGCTCAACCATTGACGTTAGCAGCGGAGATTACTGATTTCTTGAGCCTGGATTATTTGAAAGTCGTCAACAGTCCAGGACAGTTAGAATTTGTGCTATCAGGAGACCATGCGGCTATCCAATATCTTGTGAACCTGGCGGTAGTAGAAGTGTGGAGACGTAACGTTGATGAAAGTATTGCCTGGTATAGAGATTTTGTCGGTATTTTCAGAGATGAGGAAAGAAATTACAAAGATCGAAAGAAAAGATTTCACGCTAAGATACCTGGCATCATGAGTATGCTCGGCTGGAGAGTCATCAACTGGTCTGCTAACACAACTGACAGATCGGTTTT